ATTGGCGATCCGGCACCAATCTCCGCTCCTGCCTCAAAACGCCCAGCCAACTGACGCGCCCGGAGGAGACTGCGCTCCTTGGCCTCCAAATTGGCAATCTGGGACGCAAGGCTGGACACCTGCACGGTCAACTGATTGTAGGCGCGTTCCTGCGCGGACGCCACGTACACCGCATTCTGTCCAGCACCGAGATGCCCACGCTCGGTGATGACAAACTCGTCAAGCTGTTTCTTCAGCCGCGCATACGTTTCGCGCAGGTCGTCCAGACCACCAACAAACTCACCGCTGGTCAGGTCCAGAATACCCTGCTGCACATCTCGCAGTTCTTTATTGATTCCGGCGATGTCACCGCCGAGGACCATTGAGCGCAATGCCTTCTGCGTCTCCTCGGCCAACTTTTTGGCTTCGTCTCTGGCCCTGCTAAACGAGGTAGCCGCCGCAACCGCGAATCCGAGGACAGCACCAACCGCCAAGCCCGTTGGACCAAACATCATTGCAATCTGCGAACCTGCCTCAACAATGCGCGTTCCGGCATCAGCCGTGAGCGATCCCGTGCGAGCCATCGAGTTGCCAACAGCCGCAAACCCAATCGCTGCCTTGGCCGCTCTTGAACCGCTGATTTCCGTGGCCTGACCAGCATCCTGCATCGCCCGCCCAGTCTGCGTCACGGACTGCGTCGTGGCTTTCAGGTCGGTGGCGGTCGCAGCGGCTTCCTTCCGCAGACGCCCAAGCGCGGCTTGAACGACCGCCGCGCCTTCTTCCTTGACCAGCATCTCAACGGAGAATACTCGCATCCCTTACTCCTTGTGTTCGGCCTTGGCGAGGGCCTGTTCCATCCGTTGAGACAGCGCGGTCAGTCGCTCCCGCGTCTGGTCGAACATCTGCGACAACGCACCCGCCGCTTTGAGGTACCGCATCTCCATCTTCTGCAAGTCCTGCGGCTGATGGAACGCGACGGCGATCATCCCTGCCAAATCGGTGCGATCGCCCAGCCGCCTAACCGATGCCTCGCGCTCCATCGTCCGCAACTCGGCCCACGTCCACAGCGTCAACGCGAACGACTCTCCAGCAACCGCCTCAACCCCGCGACCCGTGCAGGTGGCCGTCTCGACCACCACCCGCCGGATGTACTGCTCCGCGTCCCAGCGTACCGCGACGGAGGCCGAAGCTCCCGCCGCCTCGGTCAGTTTTTTTCCGACCGCTCCGCAAGCAACGCCTCAACCTCAACCACCTGCCCACGGCTCAACTGCACCAGCGCAGCCACCTGATCCACGGACAAGCTGGCAATCTCTTCTGCCGTCAACTCCGGGCACGACCCCTTGATAATGTCAAGGAGCGCACCAAGCATCGCCTCCCCATTATCCTCGACGGATTGCAGGGCGGCGATGCGATGGGCCGAGGCCCCGGTCAGCGGCTTCACGACAATCTCGCGCCCGAACAGCTTCACTCGCGGAAGGCGGCTCGGGTTTGTCAGGGCGTCAAGATCGAGGATGGTCATCAGACGGCGTCCAGATACTCGATGCGGTACGGGGCGTCACCGACGTTGGTGTAGCCGGTCACGCTGGTATCGAGCCTCGCCTCAATCTCGATGGCGATGGCGATCTCGGCCCCATCCTGCGAGGTGATGTCGTACTTGGTGCACAGGGCAGACTTGAGGAACACCTGCACGAACTTCCCGTTGCCGCGAAGCCAGATGGCCCGCACGTCGGTCAGGTAGTCGCCAGCCACGAGGAGGTTTCCGGCCCGCTGCGGAGCGTAGGACACGCTCGCGCCAGACCAGCCACCGGCGGCGAGAATCGCCACGGACCCCGTCGCGCCATCGGCCCCCGGCTCAATCTGGGTGACGTTGGTCGTCGAAAGCTGAATGACGGTGCCGGAAATCTTCGGCATCTGCGTCATCTTGCGGTCAAGGAGCTTGACGGGCGACCGCTTGCCGTCAAAGTCGATGTTGCGGTACGTCAGACCCGGATCAAACTTCAGGCCCCCGGCGAACGCGCCAAACTTGTTGGCCCCGGCGTACAGGACGCCGGAGTCGATGACAACGTCATCTGGGAACGTGGTGGAAAAGCCAGTCAGCGGTGCAGTCATTGGGGTATCCTACGGATGGAGGTGGTACACGGGAAAGTTAAGCGCGAGAAGTGAGAACAACAGGCCACAGGTACAACTCGTAGTTGGCAACTACCGCCACAACCGAGCTATCGGCGGGGTCCGTCAACTGCGGAACCGTCTGCCGCGTCCGTCCCCGGCCAACAATCAGACCAGAGGACCGCGCCGTCAACGAAGTCATCGCCTGATCCACAATGTCCATTGCGGACTCGACAAGCGGCAACTGGCTGTCCGGCTTGCCAACCCCCTGCACCTCAAGGATGGCGGTCTCGCGGTAGCCGTTGTACGCTGGAAGGCTGGTGCGGTCGAGCCGGAGCGTCAGGTACGGAAACACGGGGTCAGCCGGGGCCGCCCTGACCCAAATGCGCGTCCCAACAAAGCCCGCCAGCGTGTCCGTGGACGGCGAGACGTAGTCAATCAGGTGCTTCCGCAGGGTGCCGTAGATTTGCGTTGTCGAGGCCGTGGACGGCAACGTCAAGCTCGACGGCACCACGTATTTCGGCAGGGTCACTTGACAGCCCTCCCACGCTCAAGGAACCGATTCAGGACGCGGTTGTACGTGTCAACCATCTGCTTTGCTGACTCTATTGCGACCGGCTTGAAAATCTCGACCCGCTCCCATTTGCGCGAGAACAGGTTGTGGTGCCCCATCTCCCACGCCAGCGCAATCTTGCCAACCATCGTCCGAGGAGTCGCCGACTTGCTGACCTTCTTGCCGCGCTTGGCCTTGGCGACCGCCGGGATGCCGTCGGGAATGCCGACCTTACTGGACCAGCCGTTGCCCGTGAACATCGGCTCTTCTCGCTGCACGTGCTGGACGATCTGGGCGGTCGAGCGGAACGCCTGACTCGTGTAGTAGCCCTTCATAAACCGCCGCTTGAGGTTGCCCTCGTACACGTTGGCGGCGGCGTCCAACGCCTTCCGCGACGCGTCCCGGTACGCCTTCAGGAACTGCGGCGACATATCGGTGACCTTGACGCTCACGCGGCCCCCGTCAAGCTGGCCTGAAGGCTCTGCAAGGCGTCCGCAAAGGTCGGCCCGGAGCGCGTCACGCTGCGCTCGCCGTCAATCCAGCGCAGGGCCACGCCGACGTTGCCAATCGGGTACGCCTCCACAATGCCCCCGTGCTGGCCCACAAATGCCTCAAGACGCGACGAATCGGACGGCCAGACACCACGTGACCGAATATCCTGACCACACATCTGCCGCGCATCAAGGCCGTGGATCATCGAATGAACCCCACCGCCGAAAGCGTCAGGCTGGTTGCCGTGACCGCCGTCGTGTCCGTTTCGTTCCGCACATAGACGGAAATGGTATCGTTGGCCGCCGTCGGGATAAGACCAGTCACCGAGAATCCATACCCATTGTTCGAGTTGGACAGGATAGCCGAGACGTGAATCCCCGTAATGGCGGTCCCGTTCTTGGCAAACGTCAGGCCGAATGTCTTGTTGTTGGACCCACAGACCAACTCAACGTTTGCCGTGACCAGCAACACCTGATTGACAGCCTTGGTCGCCCGCAGTTCGTTGTTCGATGCCTGACTGAACCCGTCCTGACCGAGCGACGTATCGAGCGCGGTCGTACCGGCGAGCTTGTACCACGTGTTCGTGGCCGCAAACGTGGTCTGCGCCGAGGCGGTCAGGTCCAACTGGCCGCGACTCGGGAACAGACTCACGACCACGTCCCGGATGTCCTCTGGGCTAATCAGGCCAGTCGTGTTGTCCGGCAACTGCGCGAGCAGCGCGGAAAGAACCTTCGGGGTCTCGGCCATCAGTCGTATCCCTCGTCAAAGCCAGTTGTGAACGCGCTGGCCGCGTCCACCAGATGCACCCCGTCAGCCACCGCGTCAGGATCGGACGCGATAAACTCGGCATAGGCCGTCGGGTCCACTTCCTCCAACATCAACTGCTTGCACATCAACTGGCGCACCGGCACCACACTTCGCACAAAATAAATCACCGACGCGCCTTCCTCTTTGACCACGCCAAACGGGTCCACCGGGACGTAATCGGCCACCGTCGCCATCAACGTGGTGCGGCTGTCCGTATGGCCCTGCGGCGCACCAGCCACTGTAAAGGCGTTCGCGGTGGCGTCGATGCGCCCCCAATACACCCCAGTTTTGGTGTAGAGCGGACGCTGGAACCCATCGGCCCCGTCGTCCGAGCGCGTGTAGAACCCGATGCGGCGATCGAGGAGGCCGGGGGCGACGTACATCAGAGACCCACCGGCAGCTTCAACGCCCGCAGCGTCTTGAGGACACGGGCGGCGGTATCCCGCGACACGTCCCACGTGATGCTCGTGGCCGCGCCGGTTTCCGAGGCCGCGTTCGGCGTCCGCTTCTGGTATAGGTCAGCCGCCAAATCGAGGATGCATTGGCTAATGACCGGCTCCCACAGCGTGTAGTGCTGGGACAGCGACAGGCCGCAGTCAGCGGTGATGGTATAGCGCGGGTTGCTGAAGCTGTAGGTCGCCTCGGAGTAAATCACCCCGGTGGACTCCATCACCCAATATTCGTCCGTCGAAACCGTCACCCCGTCCACGTCCACAATGCTGACGTTGGTGATTGGGCGACGGGGAAACACCATCGACACGACGGGATGATCCGCGTCGTTGTCGCATTGGTCAATGTAGGTCTGCGAGACTGCCGTGATGGGGCAGTCAATCCACAACTCCACCTGCGCCTGTGCCCGAGCAAGCAGGGCGGCGAGGAGCGTGTTCTCCGCGTTCGACTCAATGCGGAGGTAACTCTTGAGGTCGGTTACGGTCGGGAGAGCCACGCGAACTCCGAGGGCAGCGGGTTGTCAGGATCGTCAATCACACGCTTGTGTTTCAAGACTGGCACCAACCCAGCCTCGACTTCCACCACGTCCCCGGTAAACCGCCGAACGCCACCGATGTAGCAGTTGGCAATCAGCGTGACCGGGACGGACGAAGCCGTGGGGGGCGTCCCCCCCACGACCTCACCCTCACCAGCAGGCTTACGCCGCCGGCTCATCCAGCACCACGAACGGCGAGTGCGGGTTCACCTTGTTGCCCGAACCATCAACCTTGTACGCGTACGTGCTGGTCGGGAGCGGGATGCCACCGGCGCGAGCCACGAAGCGGTACGTGGTGATGTCGTTGACGAACTTGTAGTGAATCGACGACTCGACCGTGAGGGCCTGACGGAGGCCCATCGCGTAGAAGTCGCCGTTGACAAGGGCCACATCGCCCTCGGTGCCGAGCGCGGGAAGCAGGTCGGACACGATGACCGGGAGACCGAGAAGGGTCGCCGGGGCCTTGTCCCGAAGGTTCGGGAGGAAGGTCACCATCGTGTTATTCGTGGTCTGCATCGCGAACAGCTGGGCCAGCACCTTGCGGCTGATCATCCAGACCGAGTTCGGGCCGTGCGTATGCGACTCGTACATCTTGAACGCATCCGCAGCGGTGAACGTCGAGGCCGTGGCGCGGGGCACCTTGATAAGCGCACCGTTGTTCGTGTTGAACGCGCCGAGCGGCTGGGACGACCCCGTGCCGTCAATAGTGATGTCTTCGTTGATCTTATTGACCACCTGCCCGCCCACCGCCGAGGTGACCTCGGACGGAAGCTCGCCGGTGAAGTCGTCGCCCAGAAGCTCGTCACCGAACTCCGTGATGGCGGCGTACTTGTACATCGTGAGGACGCGCTGGCCGAACGACGGCTCACGGCTGGGCTTGGTCTCGCCCTCGCCCACGATGGTCACGTTGGCAATCTTACCGGCCATCGGGCGGTTGAGGACCGTGGTGCCCTCGTCCTGAATGAGGTACGGGATGCGGAGCGACCGGCCCGGAACGTTGTAGCGGCGGGCGTACTGGAACAGGCCCGGCTGAATGTTCGAGGTCGAGAAGATCTCCGGCACCTGCGTCAGCGGGAGCAGGTACTCGCCGCCGTTGGTCGAGCCGGTGATGGTGCGGGTCATCAGGTCAACGCGACGGAGGGTATCGGCCTCCTTCTGGTTGGCCGGACCCTTGGCGACGGCGCGGATGAACGCACCGACGTTCTTGAAGCCCTTGGCAAGCTCCTTCCGCACCTCGTCCTGCGCGTCCTTCATCCCGGCAAACTCGCCGCGATCGGCACCAGCGTCCACGCGGACGAGGCCCTCATCGCCACCCTGACGGGCGATCTCGGCGTCGCCGGTAAACTCGGCGGCGGCAGCGGCCCGCATCTCAAGGGCGCGGATGTCAGCCGTACGCTTCTCCACTTCCTCGGCAGAGAACTGCATCGAGGGGTCCATCAGCTCGCCACGGAGCTTGTGCGCCTGCTCGCGAAGCTCGTTCGCGGCGCGATTCTTGGAAACCAGCGGGGACTTCATTGTTTGTATTCCTTGTTTCAGAGAGTAAAGGTCGAACGCACCGCCGTGGCGCGTTCCTCCAACGTGGCATACCGAACCGTGGACGCAGTCGAGGTGGGCGTCTCGGTGACCACAGGGGCGACCGGGGTAGCCGTCTCGGAGCGCGTCTCGGGCAGGTAGCGGGACAACACCGCGTGGCGATCGGCTTCGGAAAGCGCATCCAAAGCGACGCGAGCGGCCAGCGTGAGCAGGTCGGTGTCCGTGCGCTCGGCCACGACCTCCTCGACAGGGGACGATGCCTCGTTCCGGGCCGACGCAATCTCGGCCCCCGGCACAGCGGGCATCGGGGTGATTGACACTTCGCGCAACTCAATCTCGGTGAACCGCTCGACCGGCTTGCCGTCGATGGTCACCATCTCGGAGGCCCGAGGGATGAACCCGATGGAGAACCCCGTCGAGGCACCAGAGGCAAGCACCGCCTTGACGTACTCCAACGCCGCCCGACCCTCGGCGGTGTCGAACACGTCAGCGGTCATCACGAGGGCGTCTCCGGCATCGGTCATTGACGTAATGACGCCGACGTGCGCCTTGGAGGTCCGCTCGTGATCCATCAGCAGCGGCACCTTCCGAGCGGCCACGCGCCCGTCGATGGACCGCTTGGCGCACTTGCGCGAGAACATCGTGCCGTAGGAATCGACGACCTCATAGGTCAGCGCGACCCCAGACACCCGTCCGGCGATTCCCGGCGGCAGGTCGGATTCGGCGCGAACCTCGAGGGTCGCGTCGGTCAGGTGCCACAGCTTCTCGCGGACGGGCTTCGACATTGGTTACTCCTTGGGGGCAATATCCGGCTGGGTCTGCGCGGCGGGGGCAATCTTCCGCGCCAGCGCGGTCACCACTTCGGCCACATTGAGACCGCCAGACTTGACGGCGATGTCGAGCAGCTGAAGCAGGGCGGTGGCTTCGTCCTTCGTGAACTCGATGGAGGTCATACGTTGGGTGGGTTGGTATGGTGAAAAAGGAACTACACCGGCTCATCCGAGTAAGCTAACACGCACCGGCAGTTGATGACTTCATCAGCCGGACCACTCGGATCGAGCGGATACATCAGGCCATTGGTAAACACATCGTTGATTCCGATGCGTCCCTGCGCCATACACGCGGTATGCGTCTCGCGGGTCTCGGCGTCGGAGAACGCCAGCCACTCCTTCGAGCGATAGAGGTCGCCCATCTCCTTCGCTTGGTCCCACGATCCCTGCGAGAGCGCACCAGCCGACTCGGTACGGGCAATCGCCGTCGAACGCGTGGTCACCCGCTTTTCGCCATAGACCGCACGGCCGACCAGTCGCGAGGTCTCCGTCACGGTCAGGCCAGCCCGCTCGGACGCCTCAATCACCGCCATCACCTCACGGGCCGTCGTGTCACCGATTAGCTCGGCCAGCCGCGCCGTGCGCTTACGGATCGCCTCGCGCACCGTCGCCACCGACCGCTCGGTCAGGCCTGACTCCTGCACATCGGCCTTCAAGTCGGCCCCGCTGCCAGCCACCTCGGTCGCCCCGAACGAATAGCTCTTGGCGACCAGCGGCGTAAATGACTCCTGCCACGCGGCATCCATCTCGCCACCCGTGCGATAGGCGTCAAGCACCCGAGCGCGGGCAGTCGCGAAGTCGCCAGCGGACGCGATGGACTTGGTCATCTTGGGCCGCTCGGCGCGGAACAGGGCCTCGGCGGTCGCCCGATAGGTCTGCTCGGTGCGGTCGAGTTCCTGCATCGCCCGCTCCCAGATAGCCCGCTTGCGGTCGAGCGCGGGGTCAATCTGCGGGTCCATCGTCGGCGTCATCTCGCCGCCCGTTATCGGCTGGCTGCGGGCCGACTTCGTTTCCAGCGCGGCCTTGGCCTCGCGGATAACCTTTCGCATATGCGAGAGGCCGCGATCCCCAACGGCAAGCCACTTGACCTGTGCAATCACTCCGGCCAACTGGAAGTCACCCCGGTGCCGAGCAACCCACGCCTCGCGGAGGCGAATGGCGTTCTCCTCGGCCAGTCCGTCCGGCTTCCCGCCACGCTTGGCGATTGGGGCCAGCTTGCGGAACTGCTCGTTGCCCTTGACGTTGCCACCCTTTCGCCAAATCTCGGGCCAGTTCTCCTTCAAGTCCTCGGCCTCATCGACCGGGAACTGCGCCCATTGCGATGACCGAAGCGAGACAGCCTTATCGTCGCCATCGTTCGGGAAGTTCGTCACGCCAGCGGCCCGAGACTCCTCGGTGGTATCCTCGGGCATCTCCGGCATCTCCGGGGCTTCCGGCTCTTCCTCGGGCACCTCGAAGCCTTCAAGCCCCGCCACCATCTCGTCAATCAGTTCGGGGTCCACGTTAGGGAACGCGGCCAACAGCGCAGCCTTGACCGTCTGCGGCGGGAGTTCCTTCTCAACAAGGGCTTCCAGCAATTCGACCAACTGCTCAATCTGGTCGCCGTCAAGTGCGTCCTCGAAGTAGGCACGGACCTGAACGCGATCAATGCGGCGCGTCGGCGGCTCCACCACGTCCGGCGTGGCCCCTTCTCCGGGCACGTCATCTACCGACTCGGCGGCGATTTGCTTGGGCGCGTTCGTGTCCCCACCGACCATCGGCGTCTCGTTGTCAGTCGCCGGGGGCTGGTCGAGGATGGTGGAGGGGTCGATGACCGCCACCGCTGCCGGAATCAAGTCCTTGCCAGCGGTCTTGAGGATGCTGTCCGTCGGCTCCGGGAGCGGCGACAGCTTGATGGCCGACCGACTCTCCTCCCACGTGCGGAGGCCCATATCGTACTCGGCCCGGATGCGGGTCGAGGTCTCGGTGTCGTTCTCAACGAGGTCGCGGAGCTTGTCGTGGTCGTAGGTGATCCACACGTCGCCAAACTCGGGCGCGAGCCAATGGTTCAGTTCGTCCTCCAACGCGGAGAACATCGGCTCGATCGTATGCTGGACGAGCCGCGCCCGAGCCTCGGCATACTGGACGCCAGACAGCCCTCCGTCACTCGACGCGGAGGCGATACCGACCATTCGCGGGTCCACGCCAAACGCGGCGCAGATGTCCTCGCGGGACACGCGCCGAAGGTCGGGGAACTCAAGGTCCGAGAGCGTGAACCCGAGCGGCTTGATGTCCTTGACCGCGCCAAAGAACGCCGGGGTGCCGCGCTTGCCACGATCCACCACGCGGGCGCGGTAGCGGTCCTGCATCGCGCTGGCGTCCTCGCTGGTCGCCTCGTCAGCCATCAGGACGGCGAACGTCGGGGTGCCGTCGTTCGTCACGACCTGCCGGACGTACTGCGTCGCCTCGTTGTCCGCAAGCATCGACCCGATGGCCGTCGCGCCACGGGGATACCCGAACACGTCCGCTTGGAACGGACGCGGCATATCGAGGTCGCGGAAATGGAGCATATCCTCCACCGGCACCTGCACGACGATACCCGCCCAATTCGAGTAGTCGTACCGGCGCGGGTCGCCCTCGGGGTCAATCCAGACCTGTTGCATTGACTCGGGATTGACGGGCCGAAGACCAACTGGCGCACGTCCCGGCGCGGTGCGATCCATCTGGAAGAACGCGTTTCCGTACCCGAGGTAATCCACGGCGAAACGCGATCGGAACTGACGGGCCGTGAATCGCGGGCCGGGATAGTCGAGGAGCTTCTGCAACGGGTTGTCCTCGCCAACGCGGGACTCGTAGTTGCCGCGCTCCTGCAACACAACGAGCGGCACCGACGCCACAATGTCGGCCACCGCTCGGATACACGCGTGAACCACGGGGTGACGGCTAAACCCCTGATTGCGAATGGTCGCGCCGTCGTATCGGTACTCGCCGGGGTTCGCCGTCCGCACCAACGCCATCTGCTGCTGACCAGCAGGGAAGTTGGGGTACGTGGTCTGAATAATGGCGCGGGTCTCCTCACCGCGTTCGGTCGTATCAGAGAGGACGCGGAGCGCATCGCTCACGCGAACCAGAAACGGCTTGCGCTTGGGAGGTGTCAAACGTGCGCCCCGCTATAATGGGTGGAACCCGCCACCCACAAGCCTACGCGAAAGGAAGCAACCGCGCAAGGGTTGGCGTGTCAGACGACAAACACGCTCGGGCCTTTCTTGATGAGCGGTGACAAGGCGTAGCGCACGGCGTCCCAGATGTGATCGTTGCCGGAGACCAAGTGGGGCAGGACTTCCTCGGTACGCGGGTCGGTCTTGTACCGCCAGAGACGGGCCTCCTCGATCGCCCGTCGGCACCGGGGATGAATCACGATGTCGGTGTAGGTGCGAAGGTGCTGGATGCCGTCCTGTACCGAGCCGGACCACTTGGGCGCAGCCTCGGTGCGGAACCCGCGCTTTTTCATCTCGGCAATCGTTTCGGGCCGTGCCGCGTCCGCTCGGATAACATAGGCCCGAGCATCTGGGATCGTGTCAAACGCCTTGGCCGTTGCATCGCTGTCAAGCTGGACGCCGCCAGCCTCGTACTCGACGTAAAGCCGCCCGTCGTGGAGCCAGAGCTTGACGAGGGTCGTGGGGTCGTGCGCGAAGCCCCAGTCCGCGCCAAAGTACGGGCCTTGCCAGCCGTCACCGGGGGTGAACTCGGCCACGCGCCACTTGCCAGCCAACACCTGCGCGTCCGACCGCGCCCACGGCTTGCCACCCCACACGTGCGCGTGGGCCTCGGGGTCCGCCTTGAGCAGGGCGTCGGCTTCCTCCTTCAGGACCGACGGGAACCACGGGTTGTCAAGGTAGGAGACGAGCCGGACGACCGACCGCTCGGGTGGCGACTTGACGAACCGCTGATACGTCGGGTCGGACTCCAGCGCGGGGTTGAACGTCACCCAGATCTCGGACCCCGATTTGCGGATGGTGGGGACGAGGGTGCGCCAGCTATGGTCGGAGACAGCCTCGGCCTCCTCGACCCAACAGATGTCGATGCCTTCCGTGGACTTGATTTGGGCGATGTCCC